TCATCGGTCTGAAAAATTCGAGTGCAATTGCTCGTTCGATAAGAAATATTGTTTTTACACAGCCTGGAGAGAAGTTTTTTAATCCAGAATTTGGTTCAAGAGTGTCAGAATCACTTTTTGAGAACGTAGATGAAGTATCTGCGATTGCAATTCGTGATGAAATAAGAAGTTCGATTATAAATTATGAACCAAGAGTGAAATTATTTGATGTTAGAGTCAATCCAAATCCGGATGCGAATGAAATGAACGTCACAGTCAAGTATGAGATCGTAGGAATCGATATTCCACCACAACAATTAGATTTTGTGTTACTTCCAACTCGATAAATGTCACTTATAAATTTTACGAATCTGGATTTTAACCAGATTAAGACAACTCTTAGAGATTACTTACAAAGTAATTCGGATTTTACCGACTATGACTTTGAAGGATCTAACCTATCAACCATTTTAGACGTATTAGCATATAACACTTACATAACTTCATACAATGCAAACATGATATCGAATGAAGTATTCATCGATTCAGCAACTTTGCGTGAAAATGTAGTCGCATTAGCAAGAAATGTAGGATATTTACCAAGATCAAAGAAATCATCAAGAGCATTTGTAAACTTTTTTGTAGATTTATCAGATATTTCACCTGCACCAGCAAATTTAACTCTCAGAGCAGGCCCTATAGCAAGCACAGGTGGTCAATTTAACGGACAATCCTTTGTTTTTGGTATTCCAGAGGATGTAACAGTCTCTGTTATTGACGGAATTGCCGATTTTAACCTACTTGAAGTATTTGAAGGGTCTTATTTGAGTCAAACCTTTACATATTCTTCAAGAAATCCAAATCAAAAGTTTATCTTACCTAATAGTGGCATCGATTTAGATAGTTTAGTGGTTTCTGTGCGTCCTTCAGCTGACTCATCAGTATCTGTTAAGTATACAAAGCAAGAAAATCTGTTTACTGAGGATACAAATACAGTTGTAAATAGTAATTCTAACATTTATTTTGTTCATGAGGTAACTGGAGAGCAATATGAGTTAATATTTGGTGACGGTGTATTTGGAAAAGCATTGGAAGATGGAAATGTGATCGAAATAAGTTATATTGTAACATCAGGATCTGAAGGAAATGGTATAAACAGTTTTACTTTTTCTGGAAGTTTATATTATACGAGAAATTCTCTTCAAAATGCAGTCACAAGTGGCATTTCGCTATTATCATCTGTAGATTCATCAAGTGGTGGTGAAAGTATTGAGAGTGTAGAGTCTGTAAGAAGGTTTGCACCGCAAGTATATGCCACTCAGAACAGAGCTTTAAGTGCAAATGACTATGAAATACTAATTCCCAATAAAATTTACCCAGAAACTGAATCCATATCAGTTTTTGGTGGTGAAGATCTTGTTCCACCGCAATATGGAAAGGTTTTTATAAGTATAAAACCAAGAAATGGTGATTTTGTACCAAATTTAATTAAACAAAACATTAAAAGAGACTTAAAAAAGTATGCTGTTGCCGGAATCATTCCAGAAATACTTGATTTGAAGTATTTGTTTGTTGAAACAAGAAGTAATGTATACTATAACCCAAACTTAGCACCTAATTCTTCATTTGTATCATCAAAAATACAAAGGGATATTACTTCATACTCAGAGTCTTCAGATTTAAACCGTTATGGTGCAAGATTTAAGTATAGTAAGTTCTTAAAAGTGATCGATCAAAGTCATGAATCGGTAACATCCAATATTACTACAGTTGAAATGAGAAGAGACCTTAGATTAGCTGTTTCTGAGACTGCTGAGTATGCTGTTGACTTTGGAAATCAGTTTCATATCAAATCAATGAATGGATTTAACATTCGTTCAAGTGCTTTTCGTGTTTTAAACATTAATACAGATGTTTATTTGTTTGATGTTCCAAATTCAGATCAAAAAACAGGACAAATTGGATTATTTTCATTAAATGCAGGTACGTCCACACCAGTTATACAAAGAAGGAACATTGGTATTATTAAATATGAGACGGGAAGAATAACTTTAGATCCAATAAATATTGTATCAGGTAAAACTAAAGACAACGTTCAAATATTGGAAATATCAGTTGCTCCAGAATCAAATGATATTATCGGATTACAGGATCTTTATTTGCAACTAGATAGTAGTACAGTTGATATGGTTGTAGATGCTATTAGTTCTGGGTCAGATCCATCAGGTTCCAATTATACTATTACAACAAGTTATTCTAACGGAAACATCATAAGATAAGATGTCAGAAAAAAGAGTTAAGTTAAATCAAATCGTAAAAAATCAACTTCCCTCATATGTGAGAGATGATTTTCCATTGGTTGGTGAATTTTTATCACAATACTACGTTGGACAAGAATATCAAGGTGGGCCAGTTGATTTAATACAGAATATTGATTCTTATATAAAAGTAAGTGAAAATGGTAATACTACAAAATCAACTTCGACAACAAAATATGCAGGAATAACAACATCAACCATATTCGTTTCAAATACTAATGGGTTTCCTGATAATTATGGTTTAATTAAGATTAATGATGAAGTAATAACATATGAAACAAAGACAGATATAAGTTTCGTTAATTGTACTAGAGGTTTTAGTGGTATTACTTCTTATCGTAATCCATCAGATCCAGAAAATCTTGTTTTTTCTACATCTGTAGCTCAAAATCATGAAAAAAGCACAAAAGTTGATAACCTAAGTATTTTATTTTTAGATGAATTTCTTAAAAAGACAAAAAATCAATTTTTATATGGATTTCAAAAGGATTTAGATGAAAAATTAAATCAAGCTCAGTTTATAAGTCAATCCAAAGATTTTTATTCAACAAGAGGTACTGATGAGTCATTCAAAATACTCTTTGGTGCTTTATATGGCGAAAATGTTGAAGTTAATCGTCCGATAGACAATGTTATTTCACCTTCAAACGCAAATTATCGAGTTACAAGAGATTTAATTGTTGAAATTGATTCTGGCGATCCAGAAGACCTTTTAAATAAAACTTTATTTCAAGATTCATTTGAAAATATATCAAAAGCATACGCTCCAATTAGCGCAGTTGAAAAAATATCAGTTGGAATACTTACTAACACTTACTACAAGGTAAGCCTTGATGGTTCATATAATCAGGGTGATGCTTCAACTGAATTGTTATATGGTCAGTTTTCAGAACACTCAAAAACTAAAATTATTGGGCAAGTTGGAATCGCACAAACATTCTTAGATGTTGATTCAACTCTTGGATTTCCAAATTCGGGAACTTTATCATTTTTATATAAAAGTGGTGAATCTGGTGTTTGTACATATTCAGATAAAACAATAAATCAATTTTTAGGAATTAACACAACTGGAATTGCAGCAACAATATCGGATAATACCTTTGTTGATCAAAATACTTTTGCATATGCAGCTGATGATGAATTTGAAGATGGAATAAGATTAAAAATTAGATCTGTTTTAAAAGATATACAAATTCCATCGGATACTTATTATCAAAAGAAAGGATCAAAAATAAAAATTAAATCTTTAGGTAAAATTGGTTCTGGATTTAAACAAAATAATTGGCTGTTTAATACAGCACAAAGTTATGTTGTAAAAACACTTGAAATTATTGATTCTGTTAATAATACGTATAAACTCGTTACAGAAGATGTTAATATTTTAAGAATTGGTGATAGAGTAACAACACATGAAACTTTTGCTTCGGGATCTCAATGGGGTGATAAAATTACTTCAAGTTTTGATCCTGCATCAAATAAAGAATATATTGTTACCGATGTATTTGATCAAAATACATGTTTGATTACTGGTACCGGTATTTCTGATCCCAGAAAAGTTACAAAAGTTACTCGTAGAATTTCAAAAATAGATTCTGATCTTCATCCTAATTTAAATAAATTTACTGCTAATATTCAAAATGTTTATCTTAAACCTGATATTGGAACTGTAAATGGTATTCCTTATTATGGGCCTTATCATGAACATAAAGGTAAAAGAATGGTTGGGTCACAACATGTTTCTTATCCACATGATTACATAATACCAAATCCAGATTCAAATAAAATTTTAATTGCATCTTCTTCTTTACCATTTACAGGAGTTACTAAATTAAATCCTAAATTTCAGAAATTTACTTTTAGTGGCACATATAATTTAAATGACGAAGAAATAATAATTACCGATCAAGTTGATCATAATTATTTTACTGGAGATGCTGTTTATTATACACCGGAAAAAACAAAAGTTGTTAATACTTTACCTGATGGCACAGTAATTGTGCAAGAGTTTATAGCAAGTCAAATTTTTGATGAGGGTTTATATTTTTTAAAGAGAATTGATGCTAACAAAGTTAAATTTGCAAAAAGTCAATCAGATATAAACAGTAACATATTTGTAAAAGTAAAAACTCCAAATAGCGTTGATACCGTAACAATCACATCAAATGATATTGAAAAGTATGAGTTTACTGGAAAAGTAATTGAGTCTCAAAAACTTTTTAGAGAAGTTTCAACACCGATATCAGATGGACATATTCACGAAACAACTCCGGGATTTACTGGTGTATTAGTAAATGGTGTAGAGGTTTTAAATTATAAATCAAAAAATGTTGTCTATCATGGAACTTTAGATTCAATTGATATTTTAAGTGCTGGTGAGGAATATGATGTAATAAATCCACCACTCCTATCAATTACGGATAATGTCGGTTCTGGAGCTACAGGAACATGTTCTGTGAAGGGATCATTTAAAGAAATAAGAATATTAGATTCTGGATTCGATTACATTGAACAACCTGTTATTAAAATTACTGGTGGTAATGGTGTTAACGCAAATGCTGCAGCTAAATTAAATACAGTTCAACATGAAGTAATTTTTAATGCAGATGGTGTCGGTCTTGGAACAGTTAATATTGGATCAGTATCAAGTAGCACTGCTGGAGTAAATACTTCTTCAATAGGATTTACTACCTATCATAAGTTTAGAACGGGTGAGAGAGTCGTATACGACCCTCTGGGTGGCATTCCTTTAGTAGGATTATCTAAAGAGGCAACTTATT